TTTGCTGGAGAAGGAACATTCCTCTTCGGTGACAAGACAACTAAGGATGATATTTCTACATTATCACGCATGAATGTTGCAAGACTATTCATCAATCTTAAGAAAGTTATTGGAGCAATTGCAAGAGACACACTCTTCGAAGTTAATAACAACACCACAAGAGCATCGTTCGTTGCACAAGCAGATAGAATTTTAAGAAATATTCAAAATCTTCAAGGTCTTTCTGAATACAAAATTATATGCGATGAAACCAATAATCCAGTTGATATTGTTGAAGCAAATCAATTCTTTGCAGAAATTTTAGTTAAACCACTAACATCGATTAACTTCATCACAATTACCTTCACTAATGTTGATCTCCAATCCGATATCAATCAAGCATGAGGGAATCCAGGAAATTTAGGATCTTCCATAACCATAACAAATAATTCATCATCATCAGGTAACACAAACATATAATAAAGAGAGGTACAGATGCCTAGTTACAACAATACAGTAGAAACATTTAGATCAAACTTTTTTGGTGTACGCCAAAATAGATTCATGGTCATCCCATCATATCCAGCTGGTATCAGAGGTCCAAACAGCGACATTACTCAGATCATAGTAAAAGCAGCAGATATTCCAGAGGCAAGCATTGGTGTTATCAATGTTCCTTGGATGGGTCGTACAATTAAATTCTCAGGTGAAAGAACTTATTCTGAATGGTCAATTCAAATTTATGAATCAAATCAATCAGTCAACGATCTTCGCAAGGTATTTGAGGACTGGATGGATCTCATGGATCAAAGAACTACCCACAAGATCAGCTACGATGTTGCTGCTGACTGGGAAGTTTGGTACAACGACGTTGTTTCTGGTACAAAGACCACAAGCACTTCGTTCACCAGAGGCGTAAGACTTGTTAAGTGCTTCCCAATTAATGTTGGTGCACTAAACATGGATTACGATACAGCAGATAGCTTTGCTCTCTTCCCTGTAACTCTTGCCTTTGATTACTGGGAACCACTTGGCGAACTTGGTTCTGGTCAAGGTTCTGGCGGCGGCGCTTAATTCTTCTAAAAAAAGAAAGTGAATTTTTATGGCATTTAAATTATTTGGATTTTCGTTTCGCAAGGACGCAGAAGACGCAACAACGGGGGAGGGCCTCTCTGGGGGAGGCTCTCCTTCTGCTTTATCATTCGTAGCACCAGAAAATGCTGATGGAACATCTGTTTTAGAAACAGGTGGATTCATGAGCTCTGTTTATGATTTTGGTGGGTCATTTCTTGACGAAAACGCATTAATTCACCAATATCGTTCTATGGCATTATATCCAGAAGTTGATATGGCATTAGAAGATATTGTTACAGAGTCTATAGTATTTGATACAGATGGCAATGCAATTAAAATCAATTTAGATAATGTAAATTTATCTGACAATATCAAATCTAAGTTAAAAATTGAATTTGATAATATATTGCAAATGTTAGATTTTAAAAATAAAGGATATGAAATTTTTAGAAGATGGTATATTGAAAGTAAACTATATTATCAATTAATAATTGATGTTGAATCCCCAGAAAAAGGCATCATTGAGTTGCGTGGAATAGATGCAACAAAAATTAGAAAAGTTAGAAAAATAGAAAAAGAACTCAAAAAACTAGGAAACATGCAAGTTCCTATTGTTAAAAAGGTTGAAGAACATTTTGTATATACCGACCTTGATACAAATGCTGTTATCACAACAACTGCAACTGGTATCAGAATAAGCACAGACTCAATAACTTATTGTACGTCTGGATATCTTGATCAAACTACAAAAAAGGTAGTAGGATATCTACACAAAGCAATTCGTCCATTAAATATGCTTCGTCAAATAGAAGATGCTGTTGTAATCTATCGCATTTCTCGCGCACCAGAAAGAAGAATATTTTATGTTGATGTTGGTAATTTACCAAAACAAAAAGCAGAACAATATCTAAAAGATTTAATGCTTCGTTATAAAAATAAATTAATCTACGATTCTGGAACAGGTGAAATCAAAGACACAAGAAACCATATGTCGATGTTAGAAGACTATTGGTTGCCCAGACGAGAAGGTGGAAGAGGAACGGAAATTACCACTTTACCAGGTGGTCAAAACCTAGGTGAGATGGAAGATGTCGAATATCTACTCCGTAAATTGTATCGTTCTTTGAATGTTCCACTCACCCGAATGGAAGTTCAGACAGGGTTTAATCTTGGACGGTCAAGTGAAATTGCAAGAGATGAAGTAAAATTTTACAAATTTATCGAAAGACTAAGAAATAAATTTTCATTTTTATTCATGGATATCTTAAAGAAACAATGCATTCTTAAAGGTATTATGACTCCCGATGATTGGAAAGATATTCAATATGATATTAAGTTTGAATATACAAAAGATTCATATTTTACAGAATTAAAAGAAAATGAAATTTTGCGTGAAAGAATAGAAATGCTCAACACCATCGGTCCACTAAGTGGAACTTTATTCTCTAACAAATACATTCGTAAGAAAATACTAAAACAGTCTGACGATGAGATCACAGAAATGGATAAAGACATGGCGATTGAACGTCAACAATTGTTGCAGCAACAAATAGAAAGACAGCAATTAGGATTAGAAGAACAACAATAAAAACTTATAAATACTTAAACGGGAGTATAAAATGTCAAATATTAAAAACATTATAGATACAATTAATTCTCAAGATTTAGTAACAGCAAAATCTCTTATCAAAGAAGAATTACTTCGTAGAGTTGGATCAGTCATAGAAGAAGAAATAGAGTATATTGCTCCAAGTATGATTTCTGAAGACGATCACGAAACAAAAGAAAAAGAAAAAGAACCTAAGATGAGATCGTGGAAAAAGAAAGATGATAAAGACGACAAAGACGATAAAAAATCATCTAAAAACGAATCATATGAATCAGAAGAAATACTGACACCTAATAGATTTGTAGACGATAATAATGAAATCGATGATGAAGATGAAATCGATTTTGATGAGTTTGTAAATGAAATTCATGAAATTGTACAAGAAATTGAACAAGAAACTGGTGAAGAATTAACAGAAGAAGAAATTCTAAATCTAGGCAAAGAATACATTCAATTTTTAGATGAAGAAAAAGAATTATCAGATAAACAAAAAAAGATAGCAAGACAAGCTAACCCAAAAGATAAAATAACTGGCGCAGACTTTGAAAAACTTCGATCATCAAGAGGAAATTAAATGAAACTTATCACTGAAACAATTGAAGATATTCAGACAGTGATTGAATCTAATGAAGCTGGTGGTAAAAACTACTTCATTAAAGGCGTTATGATGGAAGCTGGAGTTGTTAATCGTAACAAAAGATTATACAACGAAGAAGTTCTTAAGAAAGAAACACAAAGATATATTTGTGAATATGTTGATAAAAATAGAGCACTTGGTGAACTAAATCACCCATCTGGACCAACAGTAAATCTTGATCGTGTGTCTCACATGATTGTTAATTTACAGGAAAGTGGTCGTCAAATTATGGGTAAAGCAAAAATTATTGATACACCAATGGGTAAGATTGTTAAATCTTTGATTGACGAAGGTGCTCAACTTGGTGTTTCTTCTAGAGGAATGGGATCACTAAAATCTCAAAATGGAGTAAATGTTGTACAAAATGATTTTACTCTTGCAGCAATTGATATTGTTGCAGATCCATCTGCTCCAAATGCATTTGTCAATGGCATTCTAGAAGGCAAAGAATGGATCTGGGATAACGGTCTTTTAGTTGAAAAAGAAATTGCAAGATACGAAAAAGCACTTAAAAAAACCTCAAAGAAAAAATTAGAAGAAAATGCAATTAAATTATTTTCTGATTTTCTTAGGAGAATTTGATGACCACGCGACAAGAGACAAGAGACATATTGCTAAATGAATTTGTTGGAACAGCACTCGTCGGTGGTGCTCTTGCTCTTGGTGGTCTGCTTGCTCTTGGTTCTGGAAAACAAAAAGGAACTGGATTCAGATATAGAGCACACGAAAGAATTGCAAAAGCATTAGAACCCATTACTGGTGTTACTGACGCGATCGATAAACATGTTGCTGGACCAATAGCAGATAGAATAATTCAGCAAAAACAAGAAGATGCACATCAACAAATAGCAGATTCTTTTGGAATCAAACCGCAAGAATTGCATAGACATTTACAGTCACATGCAAGAATATTATCAATTGCTCCAAACAGACAAACACTAAGATCTGAATTAAGCACAGCTGAACGAAGAAAACAACAATTAACAAATAAATTAACATCTCATATGGCAGATAGAGATAATATTAATAGAGAAATACACGCATTAGATAAAGC